AGCACTTTCGCCGTAGGGGCGTCCGCAAGCTTTCCATCCGGCTGTGCCGGCTCCCCTTCTGTGCAGGCCTTTGCGGGCTGCGCCCCCGACTGTCCCTTCTTGCTAGTGTATCTACTTTTGCTGTACGCCGACTTACATTCCTTGCAGTAATACTGCCCTTTCGTGAATTGATCCGGCGGTTTCTCCCGGCCGCATTTTGTGCAGACCTTCGCCGCTGCGTTTTCCTGGCTCAAGGGCGCTGTGCCCGGAGCCGACGCTTCCATTTCGCTGATTTCATCCTCGAAACCATAGTTGATGCCCGCCGCGTCGCCCCCCGGCCCGATCTGTTCGGGTCCGTCCTTCGGGATCCCGTATTTTTCCGCCTCCTCCTCGGTCATCGGGCGCGACGTCACCGGCGAGGGCGGGCTGCCCTGGGATACGTCGCCGTTGCGGACCGGGTTCTGGCTGCTCATGCGCAAGCTGATCTTTGCCATTGTTTTCATGCCCCTTTCGTAGTCGCCGTTTGGCGTCGCCAATTGTTTTTCGCCTTGCCCATGGTCAATCCCCCTGGAACAGTTCCTGCTGCCCGCGCGTGAACGGGCAGTCGCGTATCGCCTGCTCGGCCTCGTCGACGGCCATGTCGCCGTCGATAGCGAACTGCAGCACGTCGTCAGGTATGCCCAACTTACGCCACATGGGAAACATGACTGCGATTTGCGGGTAGAGCTGGTCGAGTATCCTGCCCTTGACTTCGACCCAATCGCCGTCCGGGATGTCGCCCTGCAGGATGCGGTACATCGAGGGGGTTTCGACGAGTTGGCCGCCGAGGCAGCGGATGAAATGGAGCTTGCCCTGGATATTTGGCTGGCCCTGGCAGCAGATGAGGATCCTGGCCCAGAGGTGGTGGTCGTGCGCAATGTCCGGGCGCGGGTCGGTGTGGGTGCCGGGGCGCATATCAATCCAGCTCCTCGATGCGGATGTAGATGCCGGGCTTATCGGCCCAGAACTTCTCTGTAACCTCCGAGGCGACGAGGGCGTCGTCGCCCCAGAAGCCGAGCTTGGTCATGACGTCCTTGAGCATCTTCTGGAGGTTGTCGGTATCCGGGCGTGATTTTTTGTACTCGCCGTCGCGGTGGTAGCCGGTAGTAGGGAAGCACCATTTGGTGACCAGGCGGACAGCGGAGTAATACTTCACATCCGGCACGTGCGGGGCAAGATGGGCTTCGAGCATCAGCTTGGCCACTTTTATTTCCGGAGTGTCGTAGAAGACGAGCCTGTCGTGGACGAGGCGAGCACGGCGCTCCTGCTGGGTGACAGTAGGCGGCTTCATCGGCATGAAGAACTCAGTCGTCATGGTCGTCACCGCCGTCACTGTGTTCATGCTCCAGCATCTCTTCCCAGTCGTCGATCATGACGCGGAGGTAGCTGGCTGCATTGCCGTTGTTTGCGAACAGGGTTTTGCGGTCAATGACGAACTTGATTGCGTATGCGTCCTCCCCAGTGCGGCCGTCTTTGTATATGGTGCCGAACTGCAGTTTCCCCGCTTGGTCGAAGCAGCGCAGGAACTTATCGTTCCCAAGCACGACTACCTCGCCTTTTTCGTTTTCCCAATATTTGTTTTTATATGGACCATTTTTGTCGATTACCATTTTTTTCATCCTTTCCGACTTTCCCGGCAACGGTAGAAGGGAGTGGGGGGAAGGGTTGCCCGCCAACCCTACGGCGGCAACCTTCCCCTTTCACTACCGTTCGTTTTACACTTGATTACATTCATAATAACTTAACTCGCGTGCGATACATACGCGCAATAGTAAATAATCACTTATACTTTTATGTATATATGTATGGTCATTGCCGCCGCCGTCATTCCGTGGCCTAGTGTTTTCCGTCACGGCGGCAACACTAGATGTATGGTCATTGCCGCCGCCGTCATTCCGTGGCCTAGTGTTTTCCGTCACGGCGGCAACACTAGATGTATGGTCATTGCCGCCGCCGTCATTCCTCTTCGCCATCGTTAAAATCTCCATCTTTTGGAATAATTACGTTGCCTTTGCCCCTGTCGATCCGGTAGCCGCCGTGCCTTTTCATACGGTCGCGCAATGTCCTTTCGGGCGCATCGGCATACTCAGCCAGTTGCTTGACCGTCGGGTCTTCACCAAAATTAAAATTTTTGTATTCGCGGACTAGGTCGTTAAAATCCTTGTCGATTTTCTTTCTTTCCGCTTCTGCCTGTTCTTTCCTGCCCTTTGTCGCTTTTGTGTAAGGCAAGGGCTCCCCCTCCATCCGAAGGTCGCCGAGCGCACCGGTCTCATCTATCTTATGGATGGGGTAATCGAACCAGGCGTCGACAGGCTCGAACTTCGGGAACTCCCGCATGGTGCCCTCGATACGCCACGCTGTGCGTTGCTGTGCGGCCTTCCTGGCGGCGTAAACCTCCTTCAGCATATCCAAGTTCGTCCCGTGGTTCAAAAGCCGCCTGCAGGCCCCCAGCATGGCGTTTTCGCTGCACTGGTCGTCCTGCGGCACGTCCCTCTTCCAGCCCGGCGCTCCCCTGTCCAGCCAGGATGCGCATACGGCGCATACGGCTTTGTTTTCCTCCTGCAGAAGCAGCGCCTCGGTCACCTCCAGCTCGGTCAGGTCAAGGAATGCGTCGGGGTCGCGGGCGAACACGCCGGATCCGGACGCGCGGTCGACACTCCTCTTGCCCCCCTGCTGGCCTTTCGAGTGGTGGTGGCAGTAGATCACCGCCGCGCCAAGCTCGTGGCACACGTGGTCGAACTGGTTACAGAAATGGGCCATCTGGTCGGCGCTGTTCTCGTCGCCGGTGATCACTTTGTAGATCGGGTCGATGACGACGGCGATATAGCCTTTCTTCAGCGCCCGGCGGATCAGCTTCGGGGCCAGCTTGTCCATGGGGACGGACTTGCCCCGGAGGTTCCAGACGTCGATGTTCGCGAGGTGGCCGGGCTTATGCCCGATGGCCTCGTAGACGTCCCTGAAGCGGTGGAGGCAGCTTGCGCGGTCGAGCTCCAGGTTGACGTACAGGACCCGGCCCTGCGTGCATTGCCAGCCCAGCCACTCCAACCCCTCTGCGATGGCGATGCACATCTCGATCAGGGCGAAGGACTTCCCGGCCTTCGACGGCCCGGCAAGGAGCATTTTGTGCCCCATGCGCAGGACGCCGTCGATCAGGGGCGGGGACAGCTCCGGCAGTCTGCCCCAGGCGTCGGCCATGGACTCCGGCTCCGGCAGGTCGTCGTTCACGGACTCGATCCACCCTTGCCAATCCCTCCAGGATTCCTTGCCGATGTTTGTTTCGATGAGGAACTGCTTCTGGCCGGCGCGGGTGGCGCCGGGCATACGCGACAGCCGGGAGGGGTTCCTGTTCTGGTTGTCGATCGCCAGGCCGTTCTTTTTGCATACGTCGTAGAGGTAGTCGACGCGCTTGCGGTACTCGTCGAGGTTTGCCGCGTCGATCCTGACAATGGCGTGGAGGCTTTTGTTCCCGCTGTGCACAAGGCAGGCGACGGGGAGCTCCAGCTCCCTGATGATGGCGTTCTGCTTCTCGACCTCCAGCGCGTCGGACTCCACGAGGGCGTAACGGAGGCTGGTGACGTTGCTGTCTTTGCACCCGCTGCCGTCCAGGGGGTTGAAGCGTATCCAGGCGCCGGCCTCTTCGTTCCAGTCGCCAAGGACGGCCCCGATGTCGCCCCTGCACTTCGCCAGCTTCTCGATGATCTGCCCGGCGGTCTGGTCCCAGAGCCCTTGCGTCGGCAGGAAGCGGCCTTCCTTCTCCCAGCTTTTCATGACGTAGCCCACGTTCTCCGACGCCTCGAACAGGGTTTCCAGGTACTTGGCTAACTGCTCCGCAGGCTTCCAGTCCGCCGGCTCCTGCACTTCCCGGCTTTCCACCCAGGCCGGGTTGATGATCACCAGCTCGTCCCGCCCGCCGATCATGTCGTCCCAGCCGAGCTCATGCCCTTCATCCGGCTCCGGGCTCCATCCCTGGGCCTTCGCCATTTGCACGACAGTGCCGGCAGTGACCGGATTCGCCGAGCCCCGGAAGCCCTCCCATTTCCTTGCGCATTCCCCTTCGCGGAAGCGCCCCGTCGTGTCCCCCCTGCTCCATGCCTCCCACGTGGAAACTGGATATCCGGCTTCTTTCAGCGCGAACCCGACGGAAAGCCATTCGCTGTAGTCGAGGAGCGACGGGTCCAGGCGGCCCAGTATTTCATGCAGTTGGTATTGTCTCATTTGCTGTCCCCTTGTATTCTGCCGGAATTATGCTACTGGGGACCCGCCAGTCGTTGCTGGCGATCCGGCTGATCAGTTTTTTTGCCGTTTCGAATTGCCATGTTCCGACATGCAGGAAGCCTCTGTTTTCCAAGAGGCGGATCTGCCTTGGCGTGGTTAGGCCTTCCGCCTGGCGCTTGTTCAGCCGGTCGATCAGCTTGGATGCTTTCCCTGCATTGTCGATTTCGCCTGCAAATATCCCCCTTTCTTCCAGTGTTTTGATTTGTTTCTCCGACGGCGGCGCCGCCTCCCAGCCAAAGGCAGGGGCATAGCTGGACAGGTCTTCCGCCTGTATGGACATTTCAAACTGCAGCGGGTCTACCAGCTTCTTTTTGCGCGTCCTCATGTCCCGCAGCAGCTTGGCAAGGGCTTTCTCCCTGGCGTCCTGCACTTCGCTTGACGCCAGCTTCTCCGCTTCCAAGATGTCGACTGCGCCAGGGGCGCCTTCGATGTCCCCGGTTATTTGCCTGGCCATCTCGTCGTTGCTGCATATCAGGTGGGCCGGATGGCAGAGCTCGTGCCTGTCCGTGTGCCACAGGAAATCCAGCAGGAGAAGGTGGTCTTTGCCGGGGTGGAGCCGGGTACCGCGCCCCACCATCTGGCTGTAGAGGCTCCTGATCTTGGTCGGGCGCAATACGACGATGCAGTCCACGGATGGGCAGTCCCATCCCTCAGTCAGCAGCATGGCGTTGCACAGGACGTCAAGGTCGCCACAAGCGAAACGGCGTAGCGTCTCTTGACGGTCTTTGCTTTCCCCGTTTACTTCGCCACAAGCGAAACGGCGATCCCGAAGTATGGCGGCAAATTTCTGTGCTGTCTTGACTAATGGCAAAAACACCAGCGTCCTGCGCCCCTTGCAGTAAGCCACCATCTCGTCCGCGATCTGGTGGAGGTACGGATCCAATGCCGTACCCAGGTCAGCCGCCTTGAAGTCGCCTTGAGCAAGCGTCACGGCGCTCAGGTCAAGTCTTAGCGGGATCGTCTGGGCTTTGATCGGGCATAGGAACCCATCCTTTATTGCTTTTGGCAGGGAGTATTCGTATGCCAGGGAATCGAAGTACTGTCCAAGGTTGCGCATATCGGACCTGTCTGGAGATGCAGTAATTCCCAAAATATTCGCACAGTCGAAGTGTCGCAATATCTTTTGATTACTGTCGCTCAGGCAGTGGTGGGCTTCGTCAATGATGATGGTGTCAAAATAGTCTGAAGTGAAGCGACGCAGTCTATTTTCTCTCATCAACGTCTGTGTAGAGCCTACGACAACCCTGTACCATGCGCCTAAACACGTTTTCTCTGCCTTTTCAAGAGAGCATTCCAATCCTGTTGCCATTTTGATTTTATCCGCTGCCTGTTGAAGCAACTCGTAGCGGTGCGCCATAAACAGAACCCTTTCGCCATTGCGCACAAGTTCTTCAATCAGCTTTGCAGCAACAATGGTTTTCCCTACCCGCACCCCGTTGGCAAAACCAACAGGGTGCGCTTAAAACCTTTCTGCCATTCGGCTTTAATAGCTTCCTTCGATTGAATCTGATATTCGCGTAATTCCATGTATTCACCATCTTCGTTGTTGGGTGCTAACAATTCTGTCAATACTCCATCCTCGATCGAGCCTGTGTTGAAGTGCAGAGTATGAAAGCCCTATTTGCTCTGCAAATTCTGACATTGTTGCTTTTATCCCCCGATATTTAATGATTCGATTTCGAGTAACATTGTTTGCTTGCGTCTTACTGTCTACCCATCGACAATTTGCGGGACAATAATTTCCGTCAACATCAATTCGGTCGATGGACAAAGCATCATTATATCCATGCGAGAGCGCCCAACTGCGAAATGCTGCGTAATCGTCCCATTCGGCGCAAATAGTTATACCGCGACCGCCATACTGCTCCCATCTATTATTATTAGGATTATTGCAGCGACGGCGCATATTGCTCCACGTTTGATAAAGCCTTTCCTTGTTGGCAAATCCATGCTTCACTTTCCGGCAGCCGCAACTTACCGTATGGCTACTTCGAAGTTGTCCCCCTGGTACTGAGATTATTTTTCCACACTTACATTGGCACAGCCATTTCACGATAGGCTTTTTCCCATTGCCACTGTCGGTATCTCGATCCAAAACCGTAAGATATGTAAATACCTGTCCTTTTAAATCAATAGGTTTCCCGCTCATTTGTCTATCTCCATAGCTAAAACTTCCCGGGCGTGTAGGCCGATTTCAGCTCGGGCTCGTAGAACATCTTGATTTCGTTGTATTCCTTCCCGTCATGGAGCCGGACGCCGACCTTGGCCTTCCCGGAGGCCCCTTTCACCTTTTGCCAGTTCATTGTCAGCTTTTCGCCGGCCTGCCTCTGCCCGATCGACTTGAAAAAGGCGCACAATAGGCCTTCGGTCTTCGTGTGGAGGTAGAGTCTGTGCCTGATCACCGCTGTTCCGTAGCCGCCCTCGATCTGGATATGCACGATCGCCATGGGGCAGGGCGGCAGCTTTTCGCTCCCGTTGAACCGGTCCCGTTCGACGTCCACGACGATGAAGCTGTAGTCGCCCGCCGGGAGCAAGGTGAATTCAGGGCCGTCGTTTTCGATCGTATCTTCCCAGCCAAGTTCATGCCCGTCTGTGTTGTTTGCCATGGTCTTTCCTCCTTGCTAGTATGGGCGGTCTTCTTTCGACGCCTGGATAATACCGTAAACTTGATCCCATGCCGCGACCAGGACGCCGCTGATGAATTGGGGGTCATAATTGCCGATCGGCGTGTCCTCCGGGTAGTACCCTTTGTACGCGACGGCTTTCTGTACGTCGGCGACGGACGCGCCGCCGGCTTTCATCAGGTCGGCAAGCGCCTTCGGCACGCCGGAGTAGTCGTCGAATGGGACGCCAGGCCCGGCCGGCGCCGAAGGCGCAGGCATAGGCGCTGGCTCCTGCTGCGGTTGCTGCGGCGGTTCTGGCGGAGGCATGGCAAATGCGCCTTGCTCCGGTTTCGGGGGAGGCTCCTGTTTTGCCGCGCTGTTTGCCGGGAAGCAATGCGCGACCGCCTTGAATTCGAAGGGCAGCTCTTCGTCAAGCCCCTTACGGTTCTTCGCGTCCCAGCAGGGGTGGTGGCTCGTGTACATCACCCTGGCGCCGCCGACGGCCTTATTCTTCTTGTCCTCGTTCTTCACGACGATGGTCTTGTAGTTGGCGAACAGGATCATGTCGGCCCATTCCTTGACCAGCGGCGCCGTCTTCTTCTGCAGCTTCAGTTCCCAGCGGTCATATGCCCCGGACTCGTCCGGCTGCTCGAATTTCCGCATCTGCGCATGGGCGACGAGGACGACATGGACGCCCTTGTCGACAAGCTCGGTCAGGCGGTTCAGCAGCCGACCGAATTCCTCAGCCAGGATCACGTAGCCTTTGCCATACCCAAAGTCTTCCAGACTCGCATGGGAGGCCTTTGTGCAAATGTGCTCAACGCACATCATTTCTGCCCAGTCGGCCGTGTCGATGACCAGCGTCTTGATCCCATCCGGGTTCAGGGCGTAATGCCCGACTTGCTGCAGGAGGATCGTCCAGCTTGATGGCGCAGGGGTCCGCTCCACGTCGAGCTCTTTCGTGCCGCCCTCGGTGTCGATGAATATTGCGCCCGGGAATTGGGAGGCGAACGTGGACTTCCCCACGCCCTCCGGGCCATAGATGACCACCTTCTGGGCGGACTCAACCTTCCCTTTTACTGTATCCATATCAAAACTCACCAGCTTTCCATTCTTTTGATTTTTCGGGCCCTTCGGCGTCAGCGCCGACGACATAGCCGTCGCTGATGATGATGCTGCATTCGTCGCCCGTGCTAACCCTGGTCGCGATCGCCTGGAGCCCTTCCGCTTCAAGCCAGGCGCCGAATTCGCGCAGGGTATCGACGTCCATCTGCTCCAGTTTGTCCAGCAGGACGAAGCCGCATCTGGGGTTCAGTTTGCGGATGATCGCCGCAGATACCTTCAGTTGGTCCGAGCTGCTCATGCAGTCCCATTTCTTGCCCTGGTAGAGCAATTCCCCTTCCTCTACGGAAAGGCCGTCCAGGGGCAAATCCACGCCTTTCAGGAGGTCTATTTTTTCCTGCCGCACCTGTTCGATCTCGGCAGTGAGCTTTTCGTAGTCGTCGGCGTAGTCCTGGGCGTCTTCGTCCGCCTTGTCTTTGTCCAGGTTTGACCTGACCTTGATGTTGATGGATTCGACGTCGGCGATGTTCGCCTCGAGCTCCGCCGTGGATTCATCCTGGAGATCCGTTGCGCTTTTCTGGGCCAACTCGATATCTTCCACAAGCCGGGCGCGGAGCTCCCCGAGCTTGGCGATTTCAATTTCGATGGAGTCCTTCTTGACCAGCAGCGCCTGGAGGCTTTCCCGCTTCCGCTGGTTCTCCCCGTTCCGCGCGAGGATTTCCTGCTGCTGCCGGATAAGCTCCGAAGCCGATACCAGGTCTTTTGGCGCGTCCGGGTAGTAGGCTATCTCGTTGGCATGCTTCTTTTTCTGGTCGGCAATCTGGCCGATCGTATGCCTCTTGCTGTAGAGCTCCTTTTCCTTCTGCTCCAACCCGAACAGCTCTTCCCCGACACCGATGATCTGCAGGAGCGTCTGGGCCTTCTCCTTGCTTGTGGACTGCATGAAGCGGGGCAGGTCCAGGGCCAGCACCTCGACGAACTCATTGAGGAGCTGCTGCCCGCCTTTTTTGCCGCCCGGGTCGATGACCTTCAGGTCGCCGTTTTTCCCCTTGCGCTCCACGACAAGGCCGTCCGACAGCGTGACGGAGAGTGCCGGCGGGATGACTGATCCTTCCCGCGGGGGGGCCGTTGGTCTGAAACGGTCGCCCCCCAGCGCCCAGGCTATGGCGTCCAGCACGGACGTCTTCCCCTGGTTGTTTTTCCCGCCGATCACGGTCAGGCCGTTTGCGGTCGGCTCGATCTTCACGGCTTTGACCCGTTTGACATTCTCGATCACAAGCTGATTGATTTTGATGGACATATTTCCTCCTATTCGCTATAATATAAGCGGATGTTCTCTTCAGCCCTTTGCCGGTTCCCGCCGGCTGGGGCTATTCTTTCGCCTCGATTGTCATCTCGAAGCCCTTTTCCGGGTCGATCCCCAGCGCCTGGAACTTGTCCTTGTCCACGTAGATCGGGCTCCGCCCCAGCACCGTCAGGTCTGTCGGCGCGAAGCGGATACTGTTCTTGCAGTCCTTCTCTTTCGCGCAGCTGATTTTCGCCATCCTTCTCACCTCCTCTCCCCATATGCGTCCAGCGTGTTCAGGTCGTCGCAGGCGGCTTGGATGGTACGTCTATCCTCGATATACCCGCCGACATATTCGATGTTCCCAGCGTGCAGCGGCTCGCCCATGTCCAGCTGCCGCCCGGCGATATACTTCTTGGTGTCGCCAATTACCTGGCTGTA